CCGCTGGTGATAGAGGGTTAGGTTATGCCAGTTCCTATAACACAAAACTCCAAGGAGTTATGTCTACGATTGATCAAAACTTTTACGCTTCTTTCTCTGCAAAGAATAAAGAATTTAAAATGGACGGTGCTGTAGATGCACAGTCCTCTTTAATTAATAGTGGAGATGTTGTTCAATTAAACGCAAACAAGAATGCACTAGTAGAAATGGGGATTTGGACAGGTACTGAGATTACTGAAATCACTAACAAGTCCTTCACTCAAAGTTTTGCTTTGGCAGAGACTATCGCAGAAGTTGATAACCGCTTTGCTATGTACCAAAACTTAGAAAGTGGTTCTGGTAAAATGTATGACATACCTTCTAATAAACTGTTAGCGATAACAGAACGTGACAGAGCGTATGCACGACTAGCATCTAACGAAAGAACTGCACGGTCTTTACAGAATGCAGCAGAAGATTCCGCTGTTGAAGCAATACAGAATACAGCAGCCGAGTTGACGAGTAACGGTGAAGATGCTACGCCAGAGGCAATAGAGGCTATAGTAGGTAATGAACTGTTTGATACTTTAGGTGAGTATCGTTCCAACGTAGCGATTAACCAAGGCCGCAACTCTTCCGACTCTATGCTGGTTTCTAAAGAAACTAGTATTTCTGCATATGATAGTTTACTCGAAAAGTTTAATAACGAACCTACTAGAGATGATAAAGAAGAGTTATTGAGAAGTTTGTCTCCAAAATTTAAAACTACCCAAGGCAAAGCATTTGCCACAAAAGTCATGCAGGATTCCTTAAAGGGTGAAGATGACCAGTTAATGAAAAAAACTAAATCCCGTATTCAGTCAATGTATGGGTTTGATAAAGCAGCAGGGCCTAACGTAGTTACAGATAAAATACTTGGAGCAAGAGCAGAGCAATTATTTGCAAGAATGAAGGCGTATTACGTTACTGATTTGATTAATAATGATGAAATTGAAATGAAAGTCTATGAAGATATGATTAATGTCGAAATTGATAGGCTTATGAAAACTCCAGAATTTAGTCAAAACGGGACAATAGATGATTTCCTTTATCCAAACGGAAAGCCAGCAGTAGTTCCAGTAGCAGGAGCGCCAGTAGTAGTTCCAGTAGCAGGAGCGCCAACACAGGTTCTTGGTAACGGTAATCCGAATGGTAATATAGTATCCAGTAACGGCACACCTGTTCAAATCAATGTAACGAAAAAAAACCCCTAATCAAACATTACGATGTTTAATTATTAACTTAGGAAATTTCATATATGTATGATAACGAAATTACGATAAATGGTGTAACGCACCGGCATCCTACTAAGAAAGAACTTACAGATTCTGAGATGCAGACTCTTGTAAACGAACTTGAAGCAGGAGATGCTTTTAACCCCGAAGCGCACGAACAAGAACAACGCTCACGAGCCGTTAATCTTGCTGACCCAACCCTACTTGCATCTGCTAGACGTTTCATGACAAAAGAAGATGGCTACATCACTATAGATGGCGCTGTCACAGACTATGAAGCCCAAGATGATAAGGGAAATCCTGTTGTCTCTGATGAAGAAGTCATGGATCAGTACTACGAGCGTATGCGCCACTACAACATTAACACTGGTAGTGTCTTAAAACTAGCCGCAGGACTTGGTGGAGACACTTACGATGACGGTGATCGCCAAGCATTACGCTATATGTGGGATACTTGGGATAACACTGTTCCATTCTATAACGAGAAAGGTAAATTCTGGCAAGGTATCGGTGATATAGGAGAAGCCATTGTAACTGACCCTGCTAATATAGCGGGTTTAGCAACATTTGGTACTGCTACTGCTGTTGGACAATCTGGTAAGTTTATTGCCCGTCAAGGTGTTAAAGAGTTTTTAAAGAGAAGTATACCTACAGCCGCTAAAGTAGGGGCTATTGAAGGTGGTGTAATTGCAGGTTCACACGTTGCAGGTCAAGAGTTAGTTGAAGAAAGTATAGGCAGAGATGAATTTTCATGGGGCGATGTTGCCCAAGGCGTAGCAATAGGCGCAACCGCAGGGGGTGTCTTTGGTAGCCTATTTAAAGTAGGCGAGGGCCTCCTTCATAAATCTGCCCAGAACTGGACAGGTAAAGGAACTTCTAAACAATCTACAAAAGAAATAACTCAAGAAGTAAAAGCTGACGTAAAAACAAAGCTAGGATACGATGGTGACTTAGATGCCACTGTTGTGACTACAAGCAAACTTAAAGACGGCACTACTCAAATCATTGTCTCAGACAAGACCACACTATCGCTAGTCAAGAATGGCAAGCAGTGGGAACTAAGCAATCCAGCAAAGCCTGATGAAGAACCTCAAGTGTTTAAAAAGAAAGGCGATGCTATTGCTAAGGCAAACGAAGATGCCCTTAATACTAAAACCAAACGTGCTACAGGTCTTACTGCACAGCAGTTAAGAGATCAGCAAGACACTCTAACCAAAGAAGCAATGGGAGAAACACTCACTGCCGCAGAGAAACTGGCACTACAGCAATCAGACCCTACTCGTTTAGGTAAGCAACGTCAAAAAGACTTTAAAGAGTTTGTGGCGGCTATGGACGGTCAAACTGCACTACTATTTAAACTATCAGGGGCATTAAAGATAGGCTCTAAAGAACGAGCAATGAACACCCAACAAGCCTTGAAAGATTTAAATGTAGATGCCGACAACTTTGACCTTGATGATATTATTAAAAAGCTAACTAAGAACGGTGGAGGCTTAGATAAGAAAGCACGAGAACTGGCTACGTTTGGTATCAATATAGAAGAGATGGCTCTTAGACGTTTACAGAAGTCGGCTAATGAAAACTCCGCAGATTTCGTAGATCACTTTACAGCTTATGGTGCTATTGCCAGTAAGAATAGAGGTACTGCATCATCGGCTGGTAGCGTCTTACAGCAACAGAAAAACCGTTTCCGTATGACTGCTGATCAACAAGTAGCTTTTATGGATGCTGTTACCAAAGCACCTGATGCTGCAACTGTCGCTAGACTTATAGACGAGATTGAAGGTAAACCTGCTAAGTACGTCAACAAGTTTATAGCAGGGGCTAATGAATTCTTTGTACATAACATTCTAAGTGCGGCAAGCACAATGTACGTTAACCAAGCATCATCACTAGCTAAAGCAACCATGCGTAACATGGAGTTATCACTAGGCGGTCTAATCAGAGGCGATAAGGTTGCAATGCGTATGGGCGCAATTAGGTTTGTGTCTGAAGCAAGTCAAACTATCCATGCCGCTAAGATGGCCCTAAAGACTCTACAAGAGTCTAGAACTCAAACTGTACAGCGTAACTACACTGAACTTGCTAATGACTCCCAAGAGAACATCATTGGGCGTGATTATAGAATGAGTGAGGGGTTAGCGACACTTACTAACCGTGATAAAGTTACAGTTAACGAAGCAGGTGAGACAGTCTTAGGTGTAGAGAACGGAGGCGTTCTAGCAGGTGCTTGGAACCTCGTTGGTAATCTAAACCGTGTTCTAGGTAAACGTGTCATGTTTGCTACGGATGAATTTGTAAAAGCATCTTCATTTAGAGGTAGCTTAAAAGGATCATACGTTAATAAGTACATGGAAGAAGGCATGGGCTTCTTTGAGGCTTTTTCCAGAGCAGAGGCTGATGTAGATGCCCGTTACATTCAACATTTAAGAGAGCAAGCTGACGGTGTTGTCAGCGATGACCCTTTGGTTAAAAAAGCAATTAACGATGCAAACGAAAATACCTTCCAACAAGATATGGCAGACGATGTGTTTGGGTTTTTCGGTAAAGGTTTAAACACTATACGAGGAGAGCATCCTTGGATAACTCAGTTTGCACCTTTTATTCGTACCCCAACTAATCTACTGTCTTATGTAGGTGATCGTACTCCAATATTACAGAACCTAAGTAAAACCTTCCAAGCTAAACTAAACAGTCGTGACCCTCTGGTTGCCGCAGAAGCACAAGGTGCTTTGATGTTTGGTACAGCATTTTGGGGTGGTGCAATGGCGATGGCAATGAGTGGAAACCTGACAGGTAAAGGGCCAGAAGAAAAAGGCCGTAGGAATACTTGGAAGGCTAACGGTAACATACCGTATGCTATTGTAAATGACGATGGTTCTCAGACCTCTATCAGCAGGTTAGCCCCGTACTCACAGTTTATGATGGTTACTGGTCAACTACACGATAACATTGCCTACAGAGGTCAAGAGGAAGCTAGAGAGTTCTATGCAAACTTAGCACTAAACACGGCCATAACTGTATTACAACAACCGCAACTACAAGGGTTGTTAGGTGCTGTTGAGGTAGTTACAGGTGATACAGGTAACATTATTAGTAGAGGCGAGAAGTTAGCAACTAAGCAACTCTCAGGCTATGCACCTTTCTATCGTGTTTACGAAGAACTCGTAGGCTACGGTCTAATGGAGCAGATGGAAATGACCATGCCAGAAATGCACCAGCTTTCGTTAGCACTTGAGGCGAAACCTTCTGCACTCTCATTGTTAAATGATGGTTGGCATCCTTCTGGAGATATTAAACGCAATCCTATTAACGGTGGGGCGCTTATTAAAGCAAACCCTATCAACTCTTGGGGTATTCCAGATGGTGCGCCTAAACACGATCCTAATATATCCGCTGAAGATAAAGAGGTTTTTTATGAAATGGATAGATTAGGGATGTCAGTGAGCAAGCCTCAGTATAAATCTAGTATTCTAGGCAACGTAGATATGCGAGGCGTGTGGTTTAACGAAGGAGAGAGCAATCAATCTGTCTATGATAAGTATCAAGAGTTGATAGGCACTCTCAGTATGGAAACCTTAAATGGTGATCGTACATTAATGGAGGCACTGCATGATAAAATTAATGATCCTGCTTATATCTATGATGGCACTGAAACATTTAATCAGGTCAGCACTGTAAAACGAAAAGGGTCTAAAGATAAAGACTTACATTCCATTATTACACGCTACAGGACAAATGCCCAACAGCACTTGGCTAGGACTTTACCAGAAAACCACCCGATCTTTGGGGTAGCAAATGTAGGTAAGGCGGCTCTAATGCGCCAAGATGCGAGAAATGATGAACGATTTGAATCTAACAAGATATTTAGAAAAGGAGGTAACTAATGGCTAATAGCTTTGTACAATATACAGCAACTGCCACAACACAATCATTTGCGGTTACATTCCCTGTACTGTCTACCAGTGAGATTGTTGTCTTTAAAAACGGAGTACAAGTACCGTCAGCGGAATTGACTGTAAGCACAGCCCATATTGCCTTTGTAGGTTACTACCCTTCATTTGGTGACATCATTAAGATCGTTAGGGTAACAGACCTCGCAACACGGGCAGTGGACTTCCAAGCTGGTTCGATGATTAGGGAGATAGACTTAGACACCTCTGCACAGCAAGTCTTTAATGCTGTTCAAGAGATAAAAGATAATGTTGATTTAGCCCTCAAGCAAGACTATCAAGGTAATTTAAATGCTTTAAACAAGCGCATCATTAATGTTGCTGATCCAGTTGACAATACAGATGCCACCAACAAGCAGTGGGTTAACACAGCCGCTGCTTCTACCTTGGCAGCCGCTAACCAAGCTGTAATAGATGCACAGACAATCAAAGACCAGTTAACTAATCTGTCGATTGTCTACGTAGGTATACAACAGAACGTATCCGGTTCGGTATCATACGATGCCGCCACTGGTATTGCTACGTTCAGTATTCCCGAAGGCCCTCAAGGGCCAACAGGCCCTACAGGTGCTACAGGTTCAATAGGTTCTACAGGCCCCACAGGAGCCGCAGGGCCAACAGGCCCCACTGGGCCAACAGGCCCGAAAGGTGATGATGGTGATACAGGGCCAACAGGCCCCCAAGGGTTGCAAGGTGTTGTAGGAGCGCAAGGGCCAACAGGCTCTCAAGGTCTTACAGGTCTTACAGGCCCCACAGGTAATACAGGCCCTCAAGGGCCAGTGGGATCACAAGGGCCAACAGGCAACCAAGGCCCCACAGGAGCGCAAGGTAACATGGGCGCAACTCCTTTAGGCTTGGCGTTTGGTAGAATGCAAGTGACCAGTGCAGGAATACTACAAATGGAATATTACGGCAGTGCTAACGACAACGACTTTAGCATTAACTCTTCTGGCGAATTAACAGTAACAACGGTATAAAATTATGGGAACAATTAATATAGGTAAAGTACGTCAATCCTTTGAAGGTACGTACAGCGCAAGCACAGCTTACACAGTGCTAGATACAGTCTTTTTCAGTGGTGAAAGTTATGTATGTATTCAAGCGACCACAGCAGGAACTGCCCCTACTAATACAACACACTGGCAGAAGATAGCCGCTAAAGGCGCAGACGGTACTGACGGGGCTGACGGCTCTGACGGTGCTACTGGTGCTACAGGGCCGCAAGGTACTACCGGAGCCGCAGGGCCTACAGGGTCACAAGGCCCCGCAGGTAATGACGGAGCCACTGGAGCGCAAGGAGCCACTGGAGCCGCAGGGCCAACAGGCCCCCAAGGGCCAACAGGCTCTACCGGAGCGCAAGGTGCAGATGGTAATGATGGTGCTACTGGTGCCACAGGGCCACAGGGAGCCGCAGGGCCGCAAGGTGCTACAGGTTCAACGTCTTATGACGCAGGAAAGCTCGATGGTATCGACAGTTCACAATTCTTACGTTCTGATCAAAATGATACATCCTCTGGGGTATTGTCAGCTAATTACCTAAGAGGTAACAGGCTTTACGCTGCCGCTGATGGTTCTACCGGCTACTTCTACAATGACAGTAGTACTCGCGTAGCCTACACAGGCGGTGACTTCTATATAATGTCAAGTGTACCTAACTGCTACATTTATGCTACTAATACCTATTTAGGTAACACCTCTGGCGATACGATAAATTTACGTGGTAATCGGATGGTTTCTAACAGTTGGGACTTCCAAGCTGACGGTCATATCCGTATGAACGACAGTAAGCACATGCGTTTTGGAAATGCAGGTGATGTTGAGTTGTTCTTTAGCGGAAGTCATTTCTACATGGATTTGAATTCTGGAGGTAATAACTTCTACATCCGTGATGGAAGTACAACCCGCTTTACCTTTGATGATGCAGGTGCCTTCACAGCGACAGGTAACGTCACAGCTTATTCTGACAGAAGATTAAAGGATGACATCCAGCCAATCGAAGGTGCATTAGAGAAAGTAGGCACACTTAGCGGTAACACTTATCAGCGTAATGACTTACTCGACAAAGACCCTGAGAGACGCTACGCAGGTGTCATTGCTCAAGAGGTTGAGGTTGTACTACCTGAAGCTGTCTCTGAGGCAGAGGACGGTACTAAGACTGTAGATTATAACGCAGTGATCGCCTTGCTAGTGGAGTCCATTAAAGAACTTAAAGCAGAGGTTGCACAACTTAAAGGAGGTTCGTAATGGCCCTACAATCATCAGGCTATATACGCCTAGCGGGTAATGACACTGGACGTAGTGTTGCTAAAGAACTTAACTTAGGAACGTCAGGTGTTCACACACCAACTATAAGCCTTGGTCAAACCAATGTTAGAGCATTGGCACAACGGACTGGAAGCGTAAGCGTTGGTTTAGGCCACTTACGAGGAAAGTCTAATGCGCTAGAAACTCAAACTGTAACTGTAGGTTATAATGCAGGTAACGACTACGTAAGCGCATTTTATGGTACAGGTTTTAGTGGTATTCCTATTTTCTACGATGAAACAAGAAATGTAGGCTCTTGTAGCGATGGTACACTTGGTATCAGAAGTAACAAGTACATCCTAAATTTAAAATGGCAAACTAATAATCAAGTGGTACTACAGCTACAAAATGATGGTTCTACTATAACTAACGCAGGTTTCACTACCATGTCAGTAGGTGGACAAAATTTAAGTCGAAGTAGTGCTACTTTTTCACACAACGCTGCTGATGGAGCAACAGGTAGTAATAACCATACATCATGGGTTTGGAGTAGCATAACTACTAACCCCTTCGGTACAACGACAAACGCAACAAAAGCGGTGGTGTTCTCATGATTAGCAGAAATTATACAACTAGAGTAAATGACTTGGATGCTTCTGAGTCATACGCTACTTTAACCAGAGGTACTACGTACATTGAAGTTCCTAAAGGTGCGTTAAGTGAAGAGGATGTTCAACTTTCGATAGATCAGGCCCTTTTAGAAACGGCTATGCAAAACTTTTGGGGAACGCAAGTTAGAGATGATGTCTACGTTGACCAGCAAATAGTGCGACAAGACTATTCCACTGGTTTAGCAGCGGCTGCACCTTTAATAGAACAATTGCAAGAAAACTTCCCAAATTATGAAGAATGGTTGCGATGGGAGTTTAATATAGTTGGCAGCTACACTGCTTATAGAGAACCTTATACCAACTCTGGTATTAGCTTTTACAATTTTGGTGAAAAACCAAGTGAAGCGTTGCTACTAAGGTTTAGTACATCTTATCTGATGGATAACCTAATAGGCTGGTACGGTTTAAAGTTTGATCTTGAAACTAAAGAAGTGATGCTAAAGGTAGTTTTCAGGAATTATGATGGCGATACTCCTGAACTACCTCAAAATCCATCTAACTTTTACGCCCATACCCATCACCAAGATGGGACTATAGATGACCTCGTGGACTATTATGCTTATGCAACGCCTAAACTAATGAGGCAGTTCTGTGAAGATAAAGGTTTAGCCTATCCACTACCGCCTACTACTCACACTGACTGTGATGTAGTTTGGTGTTGGGGCTTTGTGTTTAACAAGCATACTTTAGAGTACGGCCCTGTCAAAGCATACGCTCGTTACAACCAACCTAACGAGGTCTAGGATGAACATGGATGATCTTAAACGCCTCGATAGAATCGAAAACAAAATAGACAAGCTAGTGGAGGTAGTCGCCACCCTAGCGCGTCTGGAAGAACGGATGGATGCAGTTAACCAGCGTGTTGACAGGCATGAGTATAGACTTGACGATCAAGAGCAGCATACAGAAGCCTTGACCGAAAAGGTTAACGAAAACACATCATCCAGAAATGCACTTGAAAGGTTCGTATGGCTAGTCGTAGCTGCTATAGCATCGACAGTCGCTTATATGTTCCGAGAATAGGAGACAATAATGTTACAATCACTAATAGGCCCTGTATCGGGCCTTCTTGACAAATTCATAGAGGACAAAGATAAGAAGAATGCCATTGCATTTGAACTCAGCACGATGGCTGAGAGACACGCGCAGGAACTTGCGAAGGCTCAACTTGAAGTTAATAAGACTGAAGCGGCACATAAGTCGCTCTTTGTTTCCGGCTGGCGACCTGCTGTTGGGTGGGTGGCTGTACTTGGTATGGCGAGTAACTTCTTGGTTATACCAATGGCAAATTTCACGCTGGCTCTTTTTGGGTCTGCGATCACTGTCCCAGTCCTTGATCTAAGTCAAATGATGCCAGTAATACTTGGTATGCTAGGGCTTACTGCCTCAAGAACCGTAGAGAAAGTTCAAGGAGTGCAAAGAGACAAATGACAGACTTTATATACTTCGACAAAGATGATTTCCGTTGCATGGAGACAGGCAACAACGAGATTAAAGACGAGTTCATACATAAACTAGATACCCTAAGAGAAGTGTGTGGCTTCCCGTTTATTGTAACCAGTGGTTATCGTGATCCCACGCACAGTGCGGAGCGACATAAGCCCAACGGTGGTGGTACGCATACCAAAGGGATTGCCGCTGACATTAAAGTGTCAGGAGGCGCACAGCGTATGCAGATCGTTAAGTTTGCAACGTCTCTGGGTTTCTCCGTAGGTGTAGCTAAAACATTTGTCCATGTGGACATCAGAGATACCGAAGCAATGCTTTGGTGTTACTAAGGAGTAATAATGTCTAAGTTAAATAAAGACAGCCTCAAGGTAAACACACCTAGAGCAACCCCCAGTCACAAAACTAAATCTCATGTCGTTAAGACACGAGTTGGCGGTAAGTTAAAGATTATCCGCTTTGGTGAGCAAGGGGCTAAGACAAACAGAAGTGCCAAGCAACGTAAGGCTTTTAGAAGCCGTCACGGTAAGAACATTGCTAAAGGTAAATCATCAGCCGCTTACTGGGCTAACAAAACAAAATGGAAGGGTTAATATGTCGAAAGATCGTGAAATTATAGACACGTTGCATGACGCACTTGCCAAAGACCTACTCGTAAGAGTTAAGTCAGGCGAAGCTACTGCATCAGAACTAGCCGTTGCCGCTAAGTTCCTAAAGGACAACAACGCAAGCCTTGATGTTATCCAAGCAGATACTGCCATGGGTAACTTGTTAGAGGCCCTACCGTTCCAACCGAAGATAGTAGGACAAAAAGATGGCTAGAAATTACCGCAAAGAATATGACAACTACCACAAGCAGCCTGAACAACGCTTACGGAATGCCGCACGAAAACGTGCAAGGCGTAAAGTGATCCGTAAGATGGGCGCAGCCGCTGTACAAGGTAGAGACGTTGATCACGTAGATCGTAACCCACAGAATAATGCCCCTAGTAACTTACGCATTATGTCTAAGAAAAGAAATAGGAGTCGAAATGGCTAACAAAGGTTTATACGCAAACATTAATGCGAGAAAAAAGAATGGCACCAGCCGTTCAAAGAAAAACTCAACTGTATCAAAGAAAGCCTACGCTAGTATGAAGATAGGCTTCAAGAAAAAATAAAGGAACTCAAGATGAACCCACAACTGCCTCAAGAGTTACACGACTTCAGGAACTTCCTGTTTATTGTATGGAAGCATCTGGCACTACCAGACCCGACAGAAGTACAATACGACATGGCCGAGTATCTCCAGAATGCTCCTAGACGAGCAATCATTGAGGCATTCCGTGGAGTTGGTAAGAGTTACATCACTGCCGCCTTTGTAGTGTGGAAGCTACTGCTTGATCCTGAGATTAAGTTTATGGTTGTCTCCGCATCAAAGGCTCGTGCAGATGACTTCTCCACATTCACCCAACGTCTGATTATGGAACTACCAATGTGTAGCCACCTGATCGCTAAAGATCACCAGCGGTGGTCTAAGATTGCATTTGATGTTGGCCCAGCCAAGGCATCAGGTTCCGCTAGTGTTAAGTCTGTCGGTATCACCGGACAGCTTACAGGTTCTCGTGCAGACATTATTATTGCCGATGACGTTGAAGTACCAAACAACAGCATGACCCACATGATGCGAGAGCGTCTTGCAGAAGCTGTTAAGGAATTCGATGCGGTACTCAAGCCAGAGGGTAAGATACTTTACCTTGGCACACCACAGTGCGAAATGAGTCTTTATAATACACTCACAGAGCGTGGTTATAAGATGCGAGTATGGCCCGCACGTTTCCCTTCCACAGAACGCGCTGAGAAGGCGTATGGGAGTCGTTTGGCACCCCTGCTATACGATAAGATGTCCTTTAGTGACAAGCCGTTAGACGGGCAACCAGTAGACCCTAAGAGGTTTGATGCTGATGACTTGTTAGAACGAGAACTCAGCTACGGTAAATCAGGCTTTGCTTTACAGTTTATGCTGGACACCAGCCTCAGTGACCTTAACAAATACCCACTGAAGCTAAGTGATCTTATGATCATGTCGTGTGACGCTAAGAAAGCCCCAGAGAAACTCGTGTATGGCATTATGAAGGAGATTAAAGACCTCCCTAATGTTGGCCTAGCGGGTGACAAGTACTACGCCCCAGAAGCTGTTGTAGGAGACTACGTTGACTACACAGGTTCCCTGTTGGTCATTGACCCGTCAGGTAGAGGTTCGGATGAAACCGCTTACGCAGTCATTAAGATGCTTAACGGTTACTTGTACGTTGTCGAGTGTGCTGGCGTTGACGGTGGTTACTCCACCCCCGCACTAGAGCATCTTGCAAAGAAGGCTAAAGAACACTCTGTCAACATGGTGCTGATCGAGAGTAACTTTGGTGACGGTAT